CAGAAACCAAATTGCTCAAGCAATAGTGGATACTAGCGATCCGCATGAGCAGAATTTGCTTATACGAAAACTATACCATGAGACTCAGCCTAAGATTGGTCGTCCCTTGTCGGAGGTTTTAGAGAAGTAATGAGTTTTATATCCACCCTTTCCCTAGCAGAATTAGATGTACTTAGAGAAATAGTTCGCAAGGTTCATTTAACGTATGTGCCACTGGACTTTGCCACTGACAGGGAATGCGATAAGATGATTGACGGCATGGCCCCTGATACTGTTGATAGAATGTTGAGGTTCGGCAGACAGTATTGTGGTTGATTTTAAATACAAGCCAGATGGAGAAACGCTTAAGGCGTTTATAAAAGACAATACATTCTTTCGTGGCATTCGCGGCCCTGTAGGTTCTGGCAAGTCTGTTGGTTGTTGCATTGAGGTATTCCGCAGGGCGCTTGCACAAGATAAGAATAGCAAGGGTATTCGCAGAAGCCGATGGGCAATCATTCGTAATACCAATCCGCAGCTTAGAACAACTACGATTAAGACTTGGCTTGATTGGTTTCCAGAAGTTGATTGGGGTAAGTTTACTTGGTCGGTTCCTTATACTCATCACATTAAAAAAGGTGACATTGATCTTGAGGTTTTGTTTTTGGCTCTTGATAGGCCTGAAGACGTTAAGAAGTTATTGTCATTAGAGCTTACTGGTATTTGGGTTAATGAGGCTAGGGAAATACCCAAGTCTATTATGGATGCGTGTACTATGCGCGTTGGTCGCTTTCCTTCCATGCGTGAGGGAGGGCCATCTTGGACAGGAGTTATTGCAGATACTAATGCCCCAGAGGAAGATCACTGGTGGCCTATCATGTCTGGTGAGGTTCCGATTCCAGATCACATACCGCGAGAGCAAGCCAAAATGTTGGTTAAGCCTGACAACTGGGCTTTCTTTACGCAACCTGCTGCCATGACTGAGGTTAAGAACGACGAGAACGAAGTAGATGCCTATAAGCCTAGTAAGAACTCAGAAAATACTAAGAACATGCTAGGGTCTTATTATTCTAATTTAATACAGGGTAAGACTAAAAGCTGGATAGATGTTTACGTTATGAATCGCTTGGGTTCTATACAAGACGGCAAGCCAATCTATCCTATGTTTGTTACTGACACACACGTTGCTAAAGAAGAAATCCCTGTTGCTGCTGGTTATCCTTTGTATATTGGTTTGGATTTTGGTCTAACCCCTGCGGCTACTATGGGCCAAAAGGTTAGAGGTAGGTGGTTAGTACAGGATGAAGTCGTTGCGTTTGACATGGGTATTGTTAGGTTTGCGGAAGTTTTACGTGAGCAGATTGCTACTAGATTTTCTCAGTGTTCTGAGGTTATTATTTACGGTGATCCTGCGGGTGATTTTCGGGCGCAGACCGACGAATCTACCCCGTTCCACATACTTAGAGGTGCTGGCCTTAGAGCATTCCCCGCCCCGTCTAATTCCGTGGATTTGCGCCTTGAGTCGGTATCTTCGCAGCTTAACAAAATGACAGAGGGCAAACCCGCTTTTTTAGTAGATCGCCGTTGTTCTCAGCTTATTAAGGGCTTTGAGGGTGGATATCAGTATCGCCGCATGGAAGTATCTGGCGAGAGATACGCAGATAAGCCTGACAAGAACATGTTTAGTCACATTCATGATGCGCTGCAGTATATGCTGTTAGGCGCTGGCGAGGGTCGGGCCTTGATGAATAATCAAAAAGCAGCTAGGCCATCTGTTGCTAAGAGGGACTTTGATGTATTTGCCAAGCGTAGTAGCCCCAAGCGTAGACAGGGACTATGGGCGCGTATGTAATTGTGCGTTGCTGATTGTTCTATGTTGTGCTTATCGCTAACTAATAAAGGAGATTGCCATGTGCAAATTCATAAGTAAGCCGCTTAGAAAGCTAGAACAGGCTCAAAATAAAGTATTTAAGGGTCTTGGTATTAACAGTAATATTTTTGCTGGTGGTTTAAGAAAAGGCGGTGCGCCTATGGTAGATGGAGCTGCGGAAGACCTGCAAGTTTTATCCGATCAGGCTAACGAAGATTTGGCAGAGGAAAAGCGCAAGGCTACAGAAGACACTATACAGCAAACTACAGCTAAAAGATTTAGAAGCGGATCGCGTGGCCGTCGTTCTTTACTGCGCTCCAAATTTGGTGGTGGCGCTGGGTTTTATAACAGGTTTCAATTATGATAAATGATCCAATAGCTAAAGGTTACTACGAGCATTACGCTAAGGCAAAGGCCAAGCGTGAAAATTTCATACCTTTGTTTGAAGAGTGCTATGAGTATTCCCTTCCCCAGCGTGAGTCATTTTATTATGAGAGCGTAGGGCAAAGACGTGACGATAAAATCTTTGACGAGACTGCGGTTGTTGGTGTGCAAGAGTTTGCATCCCGATTGCAGTCGGGCATTGTTCCTAACTTTGCACGGTGGGCTGATTTAACCGCTGGCTCCGAGGTTCCTAAAGAGCAGCGCGATGCTGTTAATAATGACCTTGATGAAGTAACTGACTATGTATTTGAAGTATTACAGAACTCTAACTTTAGCCAAGAAGTACATGAATCCTTTATGGATTTAGCTGTAGGCACTGGCATTCTTGTTGCAGAAGAAGGCGATGCAATTAATCCAATACGCTTCTCTGCTATTCCTTTGCCTCACGTTGTATTAGATGCTGGCCCCGATGATCGGATAGATCACATCTACCGTGAGCGTAAGGGCATTAGATATAATCAGTTGCAGATTTTATACCCTGATGCTGAAATGAATGAGCAGATACAAAACCGCATGGGTAACGATGGCAAGGATACAACGACTGTACTTGAGTTGGTTTGCCGTGATTACTCACAGAAAAACCAAGAAGTGTATATGAGTTACGCTTACTGCATGACTACCGAAAGCGTGATTTATAAGAGTGAGCTTAAAGGCAATGGCGCTAATCCGTTTATTTGTTTTCGTTGGTCTAAGTGTGCTGGCGAAGTCTATGGTCGCGGCCCTCTTATCAATGCCTTGTCTGCTATTAAGACAACCAACCTAACCATTGAGTTAATCCTAGAAAATGCACAGATGGCTATCTCTGGTGTGTACCAAATGGATGATGATGGCGTCATAAATCCTGATACTATATCCTTAGTGCCGGGGTCTATTATACCAAAGGCTATTGGCTCCAATGGGTTACAGCCTGTTGCTGCTGCTGGTAGCTTTGATGTAGCTCAACTTATACTTTCGGATATGCGTTTAAATATCAAACGTGCGCTCTACAATGACATGCTGGGCAACCCTGATAAAACCCCTGCATCTGCCACTGAGGTTGCGGAACGTATGGCTGATTTATCCAGACGTATGGGTTCTGCGTTTGGCAGACTACAGGCTGAATTGGTGCAGCCAGTATTGCAGCGCGTTATTTATATTCTTAAAAAGCAGGGCCGCATTGAAATACCAAATGTTAATGGCCGTGAGATTAAAGTTAGGTCTATCTCTCCACTGGCACAGGCACAAGCTAACGCAGATATATCATCTGTTGGTCGGTTTCTTGAGATGGTTCTTGGCACTTTTGGGCCAGAGGTTCTTAACCTACTAATCAATTCAGAAGAAACAGCGGCACACCTTGCTAAGAAATTTGGTGTACCTGATGGGTTGATTCGTGATCCAGAAGAACGTAAGCAGATAGTTGCAATGGCGCAGCAAATGCAAATGCAGCAGCAAATGCAAGAGCAAGAGCAAGCGCCACAGGAACAACTGCAATAGGAGATAAAGTTGCCAAAAACAAACATCGGTATTGATGGAATACAACGCGCAGCTAATCAAGATAAAATCATAAGCACTACGGTTGCTCATCTGTTTGAAACAGAAACAGGTAAGGCAGTTATGGAATACCTTAAATCTATAACGGTAAACCGTGTGCATGGGCCAAACATAACTACAGAAGAATTGCGCCATCACGAGGGGCAGCGATATATAGTTGGTCTACTTGAAGCAAGAATACAGCATGGTCATAAGGTAAAGCAAAATGTCTGAGTCAGTATTAAATGAATCGCCTCAACCCGCAGAAGCAACTACAGAAGTTACGCAAGCGCAGACCGATAGACCGGATTGGTTGCCTGAGAAATTTAACTCGCCGGAGGATTTGGGCAAGGCGTACAATGAATTATCTTCTAAGTTGGGGACGAAGGAGGAAGAGCTAAAGGCTTCATGGCAAGAAGAAATGCAGCGAGAGGCTTACGCTGATCGTCCTGCTACTAAAGGTGATTATCTTCTGCCAGAAAGTATTGATCCCGAATCTGCGGTAGATAGTCCGTTGCTTGATTGGTGGTCTGAGCATTCTTTTGAAAGTGGCCTTGGTCAAGAAGAGTTTCAAAAGGGCATTGAGTTGTTTGCCGAAGCTATGGGTCAAGGTCAGCCTGACATAGAGGCAGAAACTAAACTACTAGGTGATGCTGCAACTGATCGTATTGAGGCAGTTAGTTTGTTTGCTAATCAGTTCTTTCCACAAGAAAGCCTAGATGCAATAGAGCGAATGTGTGAAACTGCTGGCGGTATTGTTGCCTTGGAACACATTATGGAAAAGATGAAGGGGCCATCCTTTGCGGGTGAGTCTGCTATGTCTAGCCAGATTACTGATGATTCTCTTCGTACTATGCAAAAAGATGAGCGCTATTGGAACCCGCAAAAACGTGATCCATCTTATGTTAATCAAGTAGATCAGGCGTATCGCAAACTATATGGCTGATCCTATTCTACAGCGTAGGGGCTTTCAGTTAGTCCCTATGCTTAAATCTCATGTTATGAAGTTCTACCATGACATAGCTCCGTATAGTGCAGCAGAGTATGAAGACGTTGACTTGTTCTATGCCCTAGATCAAATGCAAGAAGAACAAGAGTGTATGATTTTGGAAAACCCAGACGGTATATCCGTGCAGCTTATTGGTTTACAAGCTACTGGCAATCAACAGGTTTGCATGTGGTCTTTGTTTACCAATCAAATGGATAGGGATTGGCGTAGTGTTATTGGAATATCGCCTGACATTCTTAGGTACGTTCATCAGACCTACTATGAAATAAATTTAAATATATCTACAAATAGCGAAGGCTCTCTTAACTGGGCGGCATGGCTTGGATTTATACCTAACGGATATATAGATGATGAATATGGCACAACCGTAGTGCATTTTGTGCGTTGCAATCCCGATAGAAAGAATGTTTACGCTCTACCGTCACGGCCCGTAATGCACTGAGTAGCCCGTTAGGATACCTACGTTGAGGATGCAGAAGGATACCCATAGTACAAATGCAACCTTAATAAAGGACTCTTGAAATGGCTAATACAATAGACACAGCCTTCATTAAGCAGTTTGAATCCGATGTACATCTGGCATACCAGCGTATGGGTTCTAAACTGCGGAACACTGTTCGTACCGCAAACGCTACTGCATCTGTAGTTCGTTTTCAAAAGATTGGTGCTGGCATTGCCACTACCAAATCACGCAACGGTAATGTTACTCCTATGGAATTGGCGCACACCACCGTTGAAGCAACCATGACTGACTTCTATGCTCCTGAGTATATTGACAAGCTGGACGAGTTGAAGGTTAATATCAATGAGCGTCAAGCTGTTGCTCAATCTGCTGCTGCTGCTCTTGGTCGGAAGACTGACGAGTTAATCTATGCGGCTTTAGATGCGGCTGGTGGAACTGCAATCCACGACACTAGCTCGGCAATTGAGATTGCTGACGTTTTATCTCTGTTTGAAACTATGGGCGTTAATGACGTTCCAGAAGATGGACAGCGTTATTTAGCAATGCATCCTAAGGGCTTTGCTGATTTGTTTGCAATCACTCAGTTTGCTTCGTCTGATTACGTTGGCGATGCAAATTTACCGTATGCTGGTGGCATGACTATGAAAGAGTTTATGGGCTTTAAAGTATTTTCTACCTCTGCTGTAACGGCAGGTAAGAATATGGCTTATCATACATCAGCAATCGGCCTTGGTATCAATGCAGATGTTGTTACTGAAGTTAACTATATTGCTGAAAAAGCATCCCACCTTGCAAACTCCATGATGTCTATGGGCGCTGTCGGTATTGACGCCAATGGTATTTGTGAAGTTCTGGATAACAACACTTAAGAAAGGAACTTTATCATGGCTTACGCAGCAGCAGGTTTGCATCGGATTGGAGGTGCCAGTGGTGCCGCCCTTTGGATGTACCGAACAACAGACGCAATTGCGACTGTCAACACATCAGGTTACTTTAATGATGCAGCAGCAATGCTAAACATTCGTGACCTGATTATTGTACAGGATACAAATGTACCAACTACTAATTTTGTAACTGTACTGTCTAATACTGGTTCAGTGGTGGATGTGTCTGATGGCACAGCCGTTGCTGAAACAGACGGCGATTAAGAAAGGAAGGGGGCTTTGGCCCCCTTACTACTCACATGGCAGTAAGTACAGCATCAAACACCCCGCTTGACATATGTAGTCGCGCACTAATTCTTATTGGTGCCGAGCCTATTACGTCATTTGAAGACGGAAACAATGAAGCACTTGTTGCTTCTAATATGTATGAGGATGTTGCTCAATCAGCCTTAGTTAATACACGGTGGCGCTTTGCAACGGATCAACTTGTATTGAATCGGTTAAGCGCTGTACCTACTGGCAGGTATGACGCTTCATATCAAATGCCAAATAACTCGCTTATGATTCACACTCTTACTGTAAACGGTTTTAATATTGAGTTTCAAACCTACAGTGATAATTTATTCTGTGATGCTAATAGCTCTGATGTAGTTATTGCAGACTATACATACAGAGTTACAGAGGAGTATTGGCCTTCTTACTTTACAATGGCTGTTCAGTTTCAGTTAGCGTCTGTGTTTGCTATCTCATTAGCGCGTGATGGTAATCTTTCTCAGCTTATGGATCAAAAAGGCGGAATGCTTATGGCAAAAGCCAGAGGTCTTGATTCACAATCGCAAACAACTCGTAGGCTGGATACAACAAGATTTATTAATAATAGGCGCAGCTAATGCAGAAGGTACAGGTTCCGATAACTAACTTTCAATTCGGTGAAGTTAGTCCATCGCTATCATCCCGAACCGATACTGTTGTTTATACTGCGTCTGCTCAGAAGGTAGAGAATATGTTTATTCGCTCCGAGGGTGGGGTGATTAAACGTGCTGGCTTAGAAAACTTATATAAATATACTGATATAACCTATAACTCAGCAAAAACTCAGCAAGCTAGATTAATGCCGTTTATTTTTTCGGATGACGAGCAATACATTGTATCTATGGAGAATGCCAAGATACGGGTATTTATTATTAATGCGTCTACTGGGGTAGTGTCATTAACAGCTACACTTACTGCTGATGTTGATAGCGCGGCTTTACCATTTTCTGATGTTTATCTGCATGAATATACTTTTGCCCAATTGGGCGATGTTATGTTTGTATGTCATCCATTGTTTATGCCAAGGCAAATTGTAAGAACTAGCCTTACTGCGTTTCAAGTGGAAACATTTACGTTTGATACTCGGTCTGATAATGAACGCATTTATCAGCCTTACTATAACTTTCATAATGCTGGTGTTACTTTAACCCCTAGTGGAACTAGTAGTAGCATTACGCTAACCATTGGCGAGTTTAGTGCAGAAGCGGATGATGATGGTATTTCTGTATCAGCAGAGGTAGCGGATGAAGCTAATCTAGTTATTGGTGGCGCATTGGCATCTAGCGGATCAGTTACATTTGTTTACGGCAGACTTGTTACTATTACTTCTGGTGGTAATGACAGTGGCTTTGCGTTTACCGTTACTGGTACAAATGTAGATGGCGATGCTCAAACTGAAGCTATTACTGGCGCAAATACTGGCGTTGCTACAGGTACTAAGTTTTTTAAAACAATTACTCAAATTGCTTCTGCTGGTGATCCTGCTGGCACAGTAAAGGCTGGGGTTACTAATAAAGCTGCTGTTCCTTACTTTGATACTACAGGTAGTCAAGCTGGTGGTAATTACGCTAATTCTAAGCATGTTGGTCTTACTTTGCTGTACCATGAGTCAGAGATATTAATTACTTCTGTGCAATCTGGCACTCAAGCTACTGGTACTGTGTTGGATAGTTTGTTTGTGCAACTTAAAGCCAACGCCCTTAAAACAATTAGTGGGTCAGCAACTGTAGAAGTAACGCATGTTGATCATGGTATGAGGGTCGGAGATTCTGTTACGCTATCCGAATGCGCTGCTGTGGGTAATATTGCTACTAGCAATCTTAATGGTGCTAGAGCAATTATAGGCATTATAGATGACAATCACTATACGTTTACTGCGGGTGGTTCTGCTAATGCATCTATAGATGGAGGCGGCTCTCCCAAGGTAACTTCTGCGGCTCCTACTACAGATTGGTCAGAACAATCATACTCTGAGCTTAGAGGTTTTCCATCTGCTATTACCTTTCATCAGAACAGGCTTTGTTTTGCTGGAACCATAGCGCAGCCAGATACTATCTGGATGTCTAAATCTGCATCCTATTATAATTTTGATACTGGTGATGCTAACGACAGTGATTCAATACATCTGACTGCAAGCATTGGTGAGGTTCAGCAGATTAGACACTTGGTTTCTAACAGAGATTTACAAGTATTCACTGCCTCTTCTGAAATGTATATACCTGCATTTCAAGACAAACCTATTACACCAACTAACGCACAAGTTAGAAGGCAAACGCCGTTTGGCAGTGACTCTATACGTCCACAGGTTTTAGATGGCGCGACTATCTTTGTGCAAGCTGGCGGTTCTATTGTGCGTGAGTATTTGTTTACAGATACAGAAGAAGCATACACCGCTGTTGCGGTGTCTTCTTTGTCCTCTCACTTAATAAATACACCTGTAGAAATGAATACGTTTTACGGTGCTGTAGATCGTTCTGAGAGTTATGTATTTGTTAGAAATACATCGGGCAATATGGCTGTGTTTAATTCCAACAGGGCAGAGCAACGTGCTGGCTGGGCTGAGTTTACGAGCCAAGGACTGTTTCACTCTACAGTTACTATAGATGATCGTGTGTTTGCTAACGTGGCTTTTCCTGTAGGAGATGGCACTACTACTATTACTGTGACAGACTATGCGAATATAGCAGTAGGAACTACATTAATATTAACAAAAGCAGATGGTACTTCTGTTACATTTACATCGGAAGCTATTAGCGGGGCTTCACCCGCTTCGTCTACTGGCTTTCGTCCCAATGAATCTAACGATACTACGGCTGATAATCTTTTTACAGCCATTAATGCACATGCTGACTTTACCGTATCAAACCCAGCAGCAAATGTTGTTACAATTCGTCAAACTGATTATAGTCATTTGCAGTCAATAGTAAGTTCGGACACTACAAGGTTGGCAACAACAAATGTGGCTAATACAAAATATGTACTTTGTGAGTTTAAAGCTGATTCAAATATGGATATGGCTAAGACCTATACAGCAACCAGCAGTAACAATGGAATCTTTACTGTTTCAACAGACTTTGAAAACGGTGCTATTGTTAATGTTGTTAGCGGGAATAATTATATCGGTGAGTTTACTGTTTCTGGCGGCAATGTTGATGTCAGTGCTATAGAGGGATTAAACACTTCAGAGATTGGTTATAAGTTTGATGTTACTCTTATTACCAATCCTATAGATACCAACACTCAGTCTGGCCCTGTTAGTGGTAAGATTAGAAGTCTTGCCAGTGTAATTGTTGATCTTAACTCTACGTTATCAATTAGTGTTAATGGTACTAACTTGGTTATTCGTCAGGTTACAGATGACTTATCTCAGGAACAGACTGCAGTTACAGGACGCAAAGAATTTAGATTGATGGGTTATGGCCGGACGCCACAAGTAACTATTAGTCAATCAGCGCCGTTACCTTTACAGGTTAATGGCCTAATAGCGGAGTTAGTGTTTTGAAGGACTTATCATTACACACAGACTTTGATTCTCTTGAGTGCGAAATGCTTGAGGTTGAGCAAGTACACTGTCCTGTTAAACATCACTTTGGTTCCGGTGTTTATATCCGTGAGGTGTTTTTGCCAGCAGGTACATTGGTTCTTGGTCACGCCCATAAAGAAAAGCATATAACGATTATGCTTCAAGGCGAAATGCTGGTTCACAATGGCGGTAAGGTTAGCAGGGTTAAAGCGCCTTGTACCTTCCTAGCTGATGTAGGGCGCAAGGCAGCGTTTATAATTGAGGACGCTATAGTGCAGAATGTATTTGCAACAGAAGAAACAGACTTAGATGTGTTGGAAGATATGTTTGTAGATAAGCTAAATCATAGCGGCAGTGATATAAAGTTTTTTGAGTCTGAATTTGCGGAGGCAATAGCATGAGTTATGTAGCGGCAGCGATTGTAGCAGGTACAGCAATATCTGCATACGGTTCTGTTAAGGCTGGCAAAGCTGCAAAGCAAGAAGCTAATTTTAATGCAGCGCAAATGGAACGAGACATGGAGCTAGGTCGCATTGAGGCAACTCAAAATGCAACGGCTATGTCTCAAGACTATGCACAGTCAGTATCAGCTAACGATGCTTTCTTTGCCTTTGCTGGTAGGGATGTAACAGACAGAAGTGTACGCGCATTCATGGACCGACAGGAAGAAATCTACAATACAGACATTGCTAGGTTGGCATCCGATACCAATATGAGAGCGCAGAGTGTAGCGGCTATGGCTGGGGCAGAGCGTCAACGTGGACGCAATGCTTTGACTGCTGGTTATCTTGGCGCTGCTCAAACTATTGCTGGTGGAATTTACCAAGCTGGTACTACTAAAACTGGTGTGCCTATGGATAGTCAAAGTAGGCAATTAACTTTATCTAAGCCTGCTGGCTCTGGTGTTAAGGGCAGTTTGAACAGTACTACACGAACTAGCTCTGGATATAGAAGATACTTAAGGAACTCTTAAATGGCTGTAATTCGTCAGAGACAACAGGTTTTTAGCAAACCAATCGGTGTCACTCGCATGGACACAGGCGAAGCAGCCTTGTGGAAAACAGTTAAGGCTGGTGCCGATCAGTTGACTTCTATTGCCTTTAAAGAAGGGCAGACCATTGCCTAGGAAACTGGGCGTGAGGCTGCGTTAGATTTAGATGTTAGCCAGATTAATGGGGTTAATCCAGAAACAGGAATGTCTGAGCCTTTATCTGCGCCTCAAGGCTTTGGTAGTATAGCGCGTAGAGCGTATGAAAAAGTTGTTGATGCTCGGTTTATGGACGATGCTCAAGATCGCTTAAAGTTAAAAGCTAAAGAACTTGGGTCTAAGTACAAAATAAATCCAGAAGAATTTTCAAAACAAATGAGTAGCTTCATTGCTGAAACCGCAGATAAAACTGCGGAAGGTAAGTATAGAAGTACAATTATTGAGTCAGGTCAAAAGTTTCTGTCTGATATGCAGATTAATCTTATTGACCAGCAAAGGGCTAGAGCCAGAGCGCGTGAGACTGACTTTGCTAATTTTAAAGCATTTCAAAAAAATGAGCTTATTAACGAAATTGCATCTAGTGGTGATTTTGAAGGAGCGTCTGAAGAAGTTACTAAAGGTTTTGGTGATGTTAAACGCATAGAAACTGCTGGTATGAATGGGCCAAAAGAAACTGAAGTACACAGGCAGAATTATGCTTCTTCTTTAGCTAAAGGCGCTGTTCAACATATTATAACTCGTTTAAATAATGACGTTTCTCGCAGAGGATTTTTACTTTATTTAGAAACCAATGGCAAGCAAGGCAAATTAATTGGTTACGCTAAAGAACGTGAAGCAGATATTATAAAATACCTCCGTGGTAAAGACTCATTCTTAGATGTTAATAATATGCGTGAAGTTATAACTTACGGCACAGGATTAGGTAACGCTGCAACGCAGCTAGACAATGCAAAGATTACAAAGCTTCAGGCTGAAGCTGCTGAACATTGGAAAAGACAAACTGTTGAGAACGATTTAGCAACATTAGGCGACATTGATAACATGGGTTATCAAGTAAGCGGTTCTTTGTTTCAGTTGCTTTTTAACATTGAATCTGATCCAATAGCTTTTAGACAAGATATTTCTACTGAAGCTAAAACCTATAATGCAATACAAGGTGTAGCTAGGCTTACTAATGATAAGCTCTCTGAAGAAACGGCAAGGGCAACTGAGCGGCGTAGATCAGATCCTCATTATACAAACCCAGAATATATAGCTGATGTAGAGCAGTTTAGACGAAGAGCTCTTGATTCATTTGTTTTACTTGGTATTTCTGAGGGCGATTCTGACAAGTTTTTTAATGCCCTTATAACAGGTGGGCATCTAGGCATATCTGAAACTCAGATTGCTGTTGTTCAAGCAATTAGAACTAATCCTAATTTGTTTAATCACTTTAAAGACGTTGATTATGTATCTACATTTATAAACAAAAACAAAGATACTGTTAGAGAAGAAATTGCACAGCGCAATCTTGCATGGCAAGCTGGTTCTTTAGGCGATAAGGCAATAGAAAGAGCTGCAGACATTGATTGGGAAGACGCTTACAGCGAGCTTAAAAAAGCTGGCGTTGATCTTGGTATTGTAAAAGGTGCGTATAGTTACCCTGCTTATCAAGATCAGTTAAATAAGTTTAATACTGCTTGGGCTAAGAGCCGTGTTAATTATGCTATGTCTCAAAATATAACACCTGCAGAGCTGAATGCATTAGAGTTATATGTCAGGGATGATGTTAGGCCAGAAGGATTAACTGACAAAGCGACGCTTGTTGACGAGATATATGGTCAAATAGATCAAATTACTGGTAAGAGCTTAAACCGAGGCGCAATAACCAATCATATACTAAACCTTAAGAATGATTTAGTTGATCATCTGAACAACGTAGCGTTAAATTCTATGCTCCAAAACAGCATAACTACAGGTTATCAACCTAATGATCCTATTAATTCTAAATTAGTTTCTAATCATGTTGATTCAGTGATTGCAGGCGAAGTCTGGAATCATATGGAAGGCTTGCCCGACGCACCTGTTTTAATTAGAGAGAATTTGTTACACCCTGATTCTTTGATTCCTCCTACGACTTTAACAGAAGACCAGTTAATAAAAGGCACACTAGATAGCTTAGTAAATTCTTCAGCAACATTAGTTGGCGCAATGGTTTATCAAAACGCCAAGCTTGGCGTTATTTCTAGTGGTTTAGTAGAAGTATTTAAGGGCGTTGTTTCTGGCAAAATTAGTAATGGAAATGAAATAATTGTAGCTATGAATCATTTTTCAAACTTAGCTACAAGTATCAATGACAGGGGTGATACAATAAATATCCTCTCTAAGTTTGAAGAAGAAATTGGCAAAGATGTTATAGCTAACTTAACTGCTGTTGATTTAGTTAGTAAGATTGTTGGTACAGAAAAAATACCTAGTATTCTTGCAAAAATATTAGAAAATAAAAATAACAAAGATTTCCAAAAAATTATGCAGGAAGATTTTGGTGATAGCTATACATTTTTAACGGATTTAGGAGATGAAAATTATTCAATGGAGGCTAAAGAAGCTCTTTCTGCAACTGCTAAATATTTATATCTTATCTCGGGTGATAAAGACCAAGTAGCAAATCAGCTTAAAATTTATTACGATAAAAAGTTTCAAGACACTCAAGGCTTCGTTGTTGATTCTGGTCAAGCAGGACAAAGAAAAAGTATGTTTACATTGCATCAAACCTACCCCCATGCTCAGGAACTAGCTGCATTTAAAATGCATGTTCAAGCTCAATTATCAAAAGTAATGCATCCTGATTTAAAAACAGGCTATACTTTTGGTTATGGTTCTAGTAGGGGCAATATGGTATTGGATGTTTTAGGTACAGTTGTACAACGTATCTACGATCCATTCTTATTAATGGAAAAAGACATAGAATCTGGTAATTATGGCTTTGTAGCAGGGGAAGCATTCTTACATCCTCTCCCCAAAAGCAGTGATCGTGTTGTTTATCATATGGCAATGGAAATGGATGACTATGGTGGTATGAAACCTATTAAATTAGACGGCAAACTAATGATCTTTAGTAGTCAGGAGCCTTATCTTCAGCAAGTACGGAAAAATATTAGAGAAGAAATAAATAAAACAAATGCAATAATAGCAGAGTTTAGAAACAAACAAAATAAATACCGAAGTGACGTAATAGACAGTGGTGGTGCGTTGACGTCTGATGCTCAAACTCTTTTGAATAACGTGCTAGAAGCTAGGGCGCTAGAAGAAAAAAGAGTACAACAGTAATAGAATGAGAGGTTAAAAACAAATAATGATAACATCGTTGCCACTCTCAGGCGTAAGAGAAAACTACACGCCTGAAATGAATCAAGCTATTAATTTCTTAGATACTGTTGGCGCTATGAATAGCATTTCGTATTCTCCGTTTATAGATGCTTATCGCAATAATCAAAAGTATGGCTATGAAATAGACAATTCTTATAATGCGCTGGAGGACATAAAAGGTTACGAGCAATATTTCAGTAGTTTAGTTTTTGCACAGAATGCAGAGCATATGGCTGATATGAAGGCTGGTATAGATAAAAGTATTAGTTCGCGTAGAGTGCTGGCTAGTTCAGGATTTTGGGCGCAAGCTGGCGCTGGTTTATTTGACTGGATTAATTTAATACCTTTGCCGTTTGGTGGTTTTGGCGGAGGGATTATTAAGTCTGCATACAGAACTGGTGCTGGTGTTGGGGTGCTAGAAGCAGGTTTACAAACAGGTAGGGGTTTAATTGATCCAGTGCAAACTATGGAAGAGGGCGTTAGCAATACTGCTATGGCAACACTTTCTGGTGCTTTTTTCGGCGGTGCAATTAATGTTCCTTTAAGTATAAGAAGTGCAGCATATAAGCGTCATAATTTGATTCACACAGAAGCAACGGAACGCCAAAAAGATTTTGAAAACTTAGTTACATTATCAGATGAAGAACTTGCTGCGGCTAGATCAAAACTAATACGCAAACAGTTTGAGGGCGATAGCACAAAATACCTTAACGCAGAGGCTACGATATTGCGTGATTCTACGATTGGGCCACAAGGTCCAGTGCCTTTAAGTGTAGATAAGCAAGCAAGACTAAAGGCAGTTACTTCTGAGCTTGCTGTAAGAAATTTAGATACTGTAGGTAAAGACCCTTATGCTATAGCTGCTGGTGGTACTGGTCCTATCTACCTTTCTACGCCTATACGCAGGGTGTTAGCCGCGTCTGTACCTGATTCAGTCAAAGAGCGTATGAGCCGTATGGCTTCTGATTCTGGCTTGCTGCAAAACCTACACGTTATGGGCAAGACGCTAGGTGCTTCTGTGTATCAGCGCATGGCACCCCTTAAGGGCGAATGGGTTAAGGCTAATGCAAAGATGACTGAACTATGGGGCTTATCTATAGGCACAGACATTAAAAAACGTGCTGGCATGAACCTTACAGAAAAAACAGTTGCTCTTGAATCTAGGTTTGGCAGCGGTCAACGTCAAACTTACAATGACTTCTTAATTGAAATTAACAGGCAGCGTATATTTAAAGAAGAACCTAAAACTGAGGTAGAGGTTGCGGCGCGTAAAGTGCTGGATAATTTCTATAATGTATGGGGGCAGCGTCTACAAGATACAGGTCTTATAGGTAATAAGAATAAACTGGTTGCAGACATTGTTAAGGTTGATGGTAGGATTGCTGATCTTGAGGCTAGGTTAGCCAAGATAGAATCTAACCCTAAGTTCAAGTACAAAAAGATGACTGTTGCATCTATTCGCAGTCAAATGACTAGAGCTACTAAGCGCAAAGAGGCATTGCAGGATTCTTTAGATGCTATTGCTGATGGTGATACAGAAGTTAAACCTGCTAATGAAGACTTCTTTAGTCCTAGATATTTTGACCATGCTACAGTTAGAGCAAGGCGCGAAGAGTTAGAGGCAATTATATCTAAGTGGTATATGGATAATCCGTTTATTTACGTTAGAGATAAAAGCGGTAAGATAGTAAAGCAAAGATTAGACAGTAACAAAGAAGCAACTGATGCTAGAGCCAAGGTCACTGTAAGTAAGATACTTAACGAAACTACAGAAGAAGCCGAGGATTTCTTTGGCTCTGGTAAATCAATGCACCTAAAGCACAGAGGCTTAGACATACCAAACAAATTGGTTTGGGAGTTTATGGTGCAGAACCCTATAGATACTATGAAGTCATACGTACACAAAACAGGTGGACGTTATGAGTTTGCCAAGATGTTTGACGGGCAAGACTTTGACGAGATGCTAGAGGATGTACGCTTAGAGATGATGGAGGCTGGGCATTCTCAGCGTGACATTAACAAAGTAAGCAGAGACTTTGTGCATATGTATGACCGTGTAGTTACTTCTGTTATGAAGACTGACCCTGATCGTTGGGATAACAAGGCTGCATTTGTAATGAAAGAAGCGGCGCAGCTTAATTATCTTGGTAGTGCTGGCCTCTCTGCTATTCCTGACTTTGCTCGGATTATTATGGAGCATGAAATAGGTGATGTTCTTAAGGGATTGATGGAGCTACTATCTAACGAGCGTGTTAGATTAACTAGCGAAGAAGCTAACTTTGCTGGTGAAGCTGTAGAAATGAGTGAGGGCGCTGTTCACATTCGTATGGTTGATGACATTAGCAACAACCCTAGAGCTACAACTAAGTACGACATGATGAAGAATGCGTTTTACATTGCTAACGGATTGTCGCCTATTACTCAGTTTGCCAAAACACTAGACTCAATCATTCGCGGTCATGTTATAATTAAAGATTCTATAGCATGGAAGAACGGTACTATCTCTAAGCAGAACAAAGAGTATCTGTTGCGCTATGGTATTAGTAAAGAAATGGCATTGAACATTGCGGCTGCGCCACATCAAGTAACAGCTAACGGCTTTTACATGCCTAACACTAAAGATTGGGAGGGCGGCTACACTATGCCAGAAACAAGTCGCAAGATTGTTTACGGCGAAACCAAATCATATACAAAAGACAGTGAGTATCTTCCTGTTGTTGTTCGCAAAAACCAGATACTTTTTGACCCTGATTTTATTAAAGATTCGTTTGATTCTAAGCCTTGGACTGAGGGTTCTACTCCAATGGCAGAAGACGCGTTTGTTACACCACAAGATTACGCTAACTTTATGCTTAATAAAGAAATACTAAGATCAGAAGGCTTTGATTTAGGTCATGCTGATCTTACAGCTCACAATTTATTTTATCTAACGGATGGTGAGCTAACATCTTTGTTTGGTAAAGAGTTTAATGTTAGTCAGATTATAACTGATCCAGCAGAGGTTCGCGCTGTATTTGCCAGAAGTGATTATCCTGAGGCTATGGGTCTGCATCAATACTTTAAGTACGATAAAGTAGGTAATGTTACATCGCCATCTAAAGTTTACGTTGATAAAGAAAAAGCGTTTATGGCGTATAAAGACTTTAGAAAAAATATAGACAGCATGACGCCAGAAGAAAGGCTTGCTGATCTTGAGAAGTACAGGAATAAAGACAAGCCTATTGGCGGTGGCATTGGTAGTTATGTGCACAGAAAGTTTGTGCTTGAGAACTTAGATGTAATTAAAACGCCTAATGATTTTTTAGAGTTTATTCTTTACCATGAGCTTACTCACGGCAAGCTACTAAAGACTCAGTATCATGGTCCATTGCAAGTAAAGCCAGTACAAGGACCAGCAAGACCAGAAACACCTTATGCTCTTGGTGATGTAACTATACCTCTAAGAGAAATAGAGTCGCTTGATAACTATGAATTAAGAATAGATCAAAATGCTTTAGCTTTCCTTAAAGACAGGCAATTTAAGTTTGATAAAGCTGATTATGCTCTTAACAAACTAGCTTATGAACGTCATTCTGAGCAACCAAAAGTAAACGAAGAAACCCTAACAGCCTTTAGGTCTGCGCTATCTAGCGGAATACTTAACACAATCATGATGGGTACGCCTGCTGACAAGCCTATTCTAGTGGACGGTGTGGCTTACGTTCCTATGAATGTGGCACGGATGTTTGGAATGAAGGAAGATGCACGTGTAAGGGGCTACTCACGCATTGAGAGCGGCCTTCTAGGGCTTCCCTTTCAGTTCTACAGCTACGCACTGGCAGCAACAAACAAGGTTGCAGGGTCATTTATGCAGGGACAGATGAAAAACAGGTGGGGTGGATTAGCTACAGCCATGGGCGCTGGCTATCTATCGGTAATGATTAAAACGCCTGACTTTGCTTGGGATAAAATGGATATGGAGGATCGCTTTGCTAGGGCATTTGATCAGAGTGGTGTTATGGCTTTATACAGTGATTTGTTTTACACTGCTATGTCTACTTCTCTTGCCCTTGGTGGTCCTAATATTAGTGGTGGAATGCTTAACCCGAAGTTCCCGCCGCGTGAGGGAACGATGGGAATGATAGATGCAGCCACAGGTGTTGGTGGTGCTGGCGTTAGTATAACTACAGATTACGCAGAAGGCGTTGGTCAGTTTCTTAACGGTGAATATGGCGAGGGTTCAAAACAGATTATGCGCTCGTTACCTTTTGCTAGAATGTGGTTTTGGAAAAATCAAATGAATGAGGCTACGAATGCTATATCCCGTTTTTAATTGTGCGTTGCTATGGGTTTTATCTACTGTTAGCAGGACCGAAAGGAGTGCAGAATGACTATTACTTTAGCAGATAACGCAGCGCGTGTATCTTATTCTGTAAGTGAGGGTGCGACACAAACATCGTTTACTGTATCATTTGAGTTCTTTGATGATGCTGATCTTAATGTGTACGTTGATGGCACTTTAAAAACTATCAGCACTCATTACACTGTAAGCGGAGGTAGCGGCTCTACTGGGGCAGTATCTATATCAGTTACAGGGGGTACTGGTGGCAGTACTGTAGTTATTACTAGAGATATTGCACACGCTAGAGTGACTGATTTCCCTACGTCTGGTTCGTTTCAAATTGCCACGCTTAATACTGAATTAGATCGTTTTACTGCTATTGCTGCTGATCTTAAGGATTCTATTGATCGTTCATTGCAACTAACTGATTATGATACCGCCGCTTCTTTAGTTCTTCCTGCTCTTGCTGATCGTAAAGGTAAGGCTCTTATATTTAATAGTTCATCAGGTAATGTTGAGGCTGCATTTCAAGTTACTGCTGCTGCGGTTAATGTATCTACAGTATC